TTATAGAATCGAAATGAGGAAGAAGGTTACTCCCGAAGAGGCCAAAGTTATCATTGATAGGGCATACAACGACATAGAGGTAGTTACTGATAAGGTTAGAGCTGTAGAAGTTCCGGCTAAATTATCATCAGATAACCCAAAAACATGGTTCTACAACATGATGAAGTCCACAATAATGGAAGATTTGAATGATAATTATAAATCTGATATAAACGAAATAGTAAAAGGACGGTTGTCTGCAGGCGAATTAGAGCAAAAAATCTTTGAAGACTTTGAAGGAACGGCTATTAGTTATCATCCGGCATTCAGAAAATACGTTTCTAGCGCTTTAAGAACCCTGATAAATAAGCATTATCAGAAATATAGGAGGGAACATGCGGGGGAAGAGTAAAGATAAAAACAAAGATTCCTTTAAAGAGCTGGTTACAAAGCTCAATTCTCTTGCATTAAATATCCTCGATGACATATATGATGCAAGAATAACAAAGAAAAAGATTGATTTTGAGGAATTTAAAGTTCCTTTACTGGCAATTAAGGAAATAAAAGACTTGGTTAAGACAAATGATAAGATTAAAAACAACGAAACAAGCGATATTCTAAATTTCGATGTAGAAGATTTAAGAAATGATAAGATTAAAAACAACGAAACAAGCGACTCCCTAAATCTCGATATAGAAGATTTAGGAAATGTAATTACTTTAGAGGAGGAATTGAACAATGAGGAGGAAGGTTGAAGCAAAACCGGAAGCAACTGTGTTGTCAAAAATCTCAGAATTTGTTAACTTTCTGTTGGTAAGCGGATTGTTAGCATGGATTATCACCCTAACCTGTAGCCTATTTATATTCATGCTTACCCTTTTCTATTCGGAAAAAAATCTTTTGTATGCTCTAATTTTCTTTGGAATAAGCATTATAGGGCAAATCTTTTTTCCGAAAAAGCGATGAAAACACCGGAATACGCATACGGCATAGCCCAGATATGTGGAGTTTCTGATGCAATGGCTGAAGAACTATGGGGACAGCTTGTGTATCTGAAGCTCAATTCTTTCGATATGCAATACTTTAGGGAGTTTTTTTACATGTTGCTATGTCTGAAAGGCACCGGCATGGCGATAAAACTTCTGGAGTTTATATTACAGAACGTAAGAATACCGCACGCTTCACATATTGAAAGGTTTAAGCATGAATGGGTTATCCACTTTTTGAATATGTCAGGAAACGCAAAACTTATCGTTCTATATGCTTTGATTAACGTATGTGATGACTTGCCGGCAATAAGGAAAATGGCAAATATTATCTTTAATAACAGGGAAGCCAAGATAGAGAAGAGAGAAAAAAATGTCATCGGTTATCTCTAATTACTACAAATGGGCTGAACATTTAAGGATTGTATCAAAGGAAAAAGGTTTGACTCCCTTCTCTCCGGATACATGGTTCAGAAGCCAGAAATACGTTATAGAACAGATATTTGCGGAAATAGAAAAGAACTCCGAAGTAAGGGAATTCCTTATACTCAAGGGGAGACAGCTGGGGATTACCACCGTGTTGCATTCACTTGACCTGTTTTGGATAATGGGACTCAAGGGCATTAAGCTGGGCTTTTTGTGTCATAGCTATGAGGCAAGGCCGAAGTTAAGGGAAATCATTAGGAGCATGTATTTAACGCTTCCTAAAAACATGAAGGTAGGTTGTCTTGTTGATAACAGAGAATTGATGCACTTCGCTAATGGTTCTGAAATACAATTTATGCATGTTTCATCAAGAGAAAGCGCAAGACAAACGGTGGCGCGCTCACAGGCTCTTACCTGCTTACACGCAACGGAAGCGGCATTTTATTCGGTTAATGACCCTAATGATGAAGTTCTTAAATCCCTTATGATTTCATTAAGTAAGACCAATCCGGCAAGGTGGTGTATTCTTGAAAGCACTGCAAACGGTTTTACTTCTTTCTATGATAGGTGGAGAGAAGCCAAAAAGAACCCCTCACAGAAGACCATCTTTGTTGGTTGGTATATGAGGGACGATTACAGGATAAAAAAAGACAATCCCCTGTTTCAGGAATACGGATACCCTCTGACCAGAGAAGAGAAAAGCAAGATAAAATTGGTAAAAGAACTATATGACTATGAGGTTGATATGGAACAGCTTGCATGGTTCAGGAAAGAAGTTGTCTCTTCTTTTGCTGGAGACTTGAATTACGCCTTACAGGAATTGCCTTGGTGGGAAGATGAGGCTTTCCGGCTTTCTGGTTACAGGTTCTTCAGCTCTGAAAAGCTAACGGAACTGATGAAGAAAAAATCAGTCGCTCATTACTTTAATATATTCGCCAATGTTGATGGCATATATGTAGATAAGGGAACAGAACTTGACCACAATTTGAAAATATTTGAATATCCTAAAGAAAATGAGAATTACTTTATCGGAGCTGACCCAAGCTATGGCGCTTCATCGGAAAGCGATAATGCTGTTATATCCGTATGGAAAGGTTATCAGGACAAAGTCATTCAGGTGGCGGAATATTCAGACAATTCTTTAGGGGTTATAGAGTTTGCTAAATTGATAATCTTCTTCGCCTGCTTTTATAAGCACTCCTATGTGAATATTGAAGTTCAAGGGCCGGGGCGGATGGTGATAAAGGAAATGGATAACATGAAGAGAAACACCTATGACATCGGCGAGATTGTATGGAATTTCGATAAAGGGGATATTGCTATAGAACAAATCAAGTCTAATATCAGTCATATAAGAGAGTATCTGTATTACAGGGCAGACAGCTTGAACAGGTCTTATGTTAGGCATTGGCAGACTACTGCTGATACCAAGGAAGCCGTCATAGGGCAGTTTAAGAGCTTGTTTGAAATGTCTATACTCGATGTAAGAAGCAGGGACTTGGTGGAGGAAATGAGTTTCTTTATCAGAAACGGTTCTCGTCTTGGAGCTGAAAGCGGCAAGCATGATGACAGGGTTATTGCCGCTGCCATAGCAGTGGAAAGTTGGCGGAGGTATGCGTATCACAAGCTGCCGAAGAGTTCAGAAGTCCCTGTGAACGTTGAAAACAATACTCAATTACTGAAGGCACTAGGTATCTATGACTCAATTAAACCCTTTCTTGAAGGACAAACAAGGTAAGACGATTCAGTTACACCAGCTATCGTATATTACCGGAATCGCTCCGTCCTTATTGCTTGAGATATTCTCCGGAAAGGGTGGCTATGGGCTGAAGAAGTCCGTGTATTTGTCAATGATATGCCGGCAACAAAAATATGATTTCCCGCCGGAAACATTTATGAGCAGTAAGGATTTAAGAGTCTTGAACTATATATTGGAGTCTGTATGTAAAATAAAACTAGAGCCATATAATCCTTTAATTGAGTGAGGAAAAATGACAAAAATAAGAGTCATTGACAGCCACAATGCAAGTTATTCATGGATTGCTGAAAAATGCAAAGGACAGCCGAGTTCCGTTATCTTTGTTTTCAGTAAGGTTTCTAGACAACTAATGCTTTTAAATCTTATCAGATATGGGATTAAAAGTGTTTCGGTAAGTTCTCCAGAAAAATATTTTGCCGACCTTATCAGGAAACGGTTTTTACAAACTCATCAGATTTGCGAAATGCTGAAGAAGCATCCGGCCCTATTTGAAGGTAAAAAAGGATTTGAAAAAGACCTGTTGATATGGCGGTGCGTGAGAACTCTATTGCTTGAAAAGGCAAATATGAATGACAATCTGTATCAGGAACAGCCGATATGGAACTATATCACGCCGGAAGAATATAGCAAGGTCAAAGACGTTTTTACCAAATTGAATATACTAACCGGATTTGACGCCATAAAGGAATGTATGGACAGGGATATAAAGTCCTCTGTTAAAAACCTGTTTATCGTTGGCTATGAAGACGGCTATAAATTGCTATATGAAGCCATAGATAAGTGTATCGTCCCAGAAAAAGTATATTATATCGGCGACCCTTATAGATATTCCATTCTGTATTCCAATAAAAATGATATAGCTTTTGACGAAACGATAGACCTGAACTCATCTCTGCAAATCCCTGCAAACCTGTATAACTATTTTACAAAGGTTAAGGCGTCCCTTAATGTTCCTTATGATTTTGCCCCTAGCAATGCTTTCGGTAAAATAACGGAATTTAACAATCTCGATAAGGCGTTGAATTATTTGCAGTCTAGACAATATGAAACCGCCTGTATCGCCTATGAAACTCCGATGTATACCGATTACATTGAGAGGGCTTTATTTAATCGAAACATCCCATTTAAAGGCGTTACAGAGACTTATAAGTTTCCCTTTGATTTATATGTCATTTTTAACGTTATGGAGAATGTTTGCAATAATAAAGGGACGATTACCTATAAGGAAATCAAGATACTTATAGAAGGCATCAAAGGCGAAATCACAGACAAGTTCGATGGTAAGAAGAAATTGCTAAAGCTGTATTCCCTTCCCGTTGTTTCCGGCGCGACTCTGCACAGAACGACCTTCTTCAAATACCTAATCAAGGCATGGGTGAGCCGAAACTTTCACTACTGTTTGCGACAGGATTTAGCAAGGCAGTGGATAATGTGGAAAGGAAGACTGACTAAAAGATGGTATTCCCCGAGCCTTTATTGCGGTATTGTTACAAGCATGAAACACCTAAATCCTGATGTTTGCTTGTGTATAGCCAGCCTGCCCGAAGAAAAGAACAGGCTGGCCTACACCATGTTGACTGTTACCAGAAGCGAACTAATATTCGCCTAGACTCATTTTTTACCCCGTTGCTTAACGTAATGGACTCGTTTTATCTTTTTGTCGCTCACAGACTATGACTAATTTCCCTTCCCTATTTTTTAACTCATTTCGTTCGTCTGTTGCTGTTTTTTCTTAATTCATTTTCCTTTCTTGTTGCTTAAGAGGTATGACTAATCTTTCTTCTTCCTCAAAGTTTCTTCTATTTGTAACACTTGTTTCCAGTCTATGAAATCATCATGTTTAAGAAATTCGAAAGCATAAGGCATTCTATATTCCATGCCTAAAAGCTCTCTCCATGCCTGATATAAATGGGCAAGGAACATTTTGAAAGCCTTTCTTCGCGCCGATAACGTCGCCCTTCTGGATGCCACCTTGACTTCTTTATCTCCCCTTTTTACTAGCTTATAATACACATCCTTGGCATCCGCTCTGTTCATCAACTTTTCCCTTTCTTGTCTGAATATCCTGCCGTAAAAGCTCCTGCCGGAGTTCTTAACCCAGTAATCTGTAATAATATAATATACTTTCTTCGCCCTTTTATTCCAGAAGAAATAGTATCCATTCATTTTACTGGGCGGCATAGGATTTGCTTCTACTATCCTACCCCCGCATTTTCCCATTGTTACTCTTTTAACAGTAGTTATGCTGCCGTCAATATCCTCCGACAAGTCATCTTCTTCACCTACCTTCTTCCGCATAATACAGGTTGCACCTGTTTTGAAAGGGTCTGATGGTAACAGTACTTTATGCCCATGTTCGCATTTGCATGCCCAGTAAATAGGAACTAAACCGAAATAAGCATACCAATCCGACAATTCCCTTTCAATATCCAGTCCCAACGATAACAGCCTCAAAGAGGTTCTTACGCTAATTCCATTTACCTGCATAAGAAATCCCTGATATATCATATCATCTTTTAGGATTTCTTCCGCCTGCTTGACTACGGCCTTTTCAAACTCATCAATCTTAGTAACATGCTCAAGTGCTACAATCCTTTCCTTATGGTTCTCGTCATATTGTTGAGCAATAGCCCTTAATCTGTTTTCCGAAGCAAATCTTATCTTTTGTATTGCCTCAAAAGTGTCGCAAATACTTCTCAATGCCAATGATTGCATGTTACTCTTCCTCCCTAAATTCACAATTATTATTGCGAATTATTTTTTTTACCATTTTTTTTAATTTCATCGGGTCAAGAACGTGAAACTTTTCTATGACTCCAAGCCTGCACCATATTTCCCCGTTCTTTATCCGAAGATGATTGCAATTTATACAGCTATTCCTTCTTGCTTTATCCGCCAACTTTCCGATAACCTCTTGAGCTGTTAACATTTTTCTACCCTCCCCAGCCAGTCTTCAAAGTCTTTTAACTGCATAATTACATAGTCATTTCCGTGGTGTTGTCCTGTTACGTGGACGATTACAGCAGGTATTTTCCCTTCCTCGCAATTTCTTACTGCCTGCTGAAACCATTTTTCAGCCACGAACTTGACTCGTCCCTTGACCTCAAATGAAAATACAGCATGAGAAATGTCCGTCTTACCTAGTATCCCAACCCTTTTTCCTCCCAGTCTTTTTGCTAAATCTCTTTCAATCCTCTTACCTCTTTTCCTGTTTTGATTTGGATTCATGATTTATTCACCTCCTATCCGCAGACAAAAACTATCCCGCCAATAAGCACAAGACACGCGAGACCGAAAATGATTGTCGGGTCTTCTAGGATTAACCATACTACAAAATATAGTATGCCTATTCCTAATATTTTAAAAATTACACTCCACATTTTTTCTATAAAATGCTCATTCAGTATAAGATTTTTCATATCTTTTCATCTCCTCTCACGTTTCACGTGAAACATTTCATTGGTCAAAATCATCTTTCACCTCCCTCCTATTCTCTTTGTCCAGTATAAGTTTTTCCATATCTTTTTTCGATTGAGTTTACCGTGGCTATATCATACTTTCTCCATTTGCCGTTGTTTTTTAAGTATAAAATCATTTTTCACCCCCTCCTATCTTCTTTGTAGTGAATACATACTTCACTTCCTTGTCGAACGCCTGTGTAAGAACATCATACTTTTTTGCCCGTTGTTTGGCTTTGGTAACATCAATCTTTACGGAATCAATATATGGGATATTATTATTCTCACACAACGTTATGAAGCTCGTGGTGTCAATGATGGTATAGACCCGCTCAAAAAATCCGATTTCCTTATCCCCGACTCGTATCTTTTCCCCTGTTGTTTCGGCATGTTTTTTCAGCATTTCCTCATACATATCTACCTGCGCTTTCAGGTAAAGATACTTTTCAGCAATGGCGGCCAGGCTGTTATCATTTTCCATTTTTAGCCCATATTCACAGTTTTTCCTGTATTCGCAAGAGGCGCATTCTGAAGTCTTGACCGTCATCCGAGGTATTCTTTTTTTTGCCTTCTCAATTTCATCCACGATAAAACTCAATGGCGGAGGTTCTATATCTGCTATAGTTACCGGCGAAAAATTGTTGTAAGCGGCATAGACGCCCACCTTATTCTGCGCCATCGGGTTTTCTGCGTTTGCTAAAGCTAGATAAGTCAGAAGCTGTAAACCATCTCTATCGGTAATGTCTGCGTTATATCGGCTCTTAATGTCCAAAATGAGCCTGTCAGTTTCCGTCTCCAGAACAACGTCAGCATAGGCAACAAACTCCATATCCTCGAAGAAGTATTTATATTCCTTTTCCGTATATACAGAACCTTCCAGGTATGGAACGATAAGGGGATGGTCAATCTCCCTTTTCAGGAACTTTCCCTGTATTTTCTCATGTGTCTCTTTGGCCTCGGTGAACATAGGGACTTCTGTGTCCGGCGGAAGCCCCTGAATGTATCTTTTTTCATAGGCAATCTTACAGCCCTTTGTCGCTTCTATCTTTGAGAAACTCCATCTTTCCATTGTCTTATCCTCCTAGCTTTCTTTGTCTTTCAGAATTGTGATAACTTTGCTGGCTTCGTCTTTGGTCAGTTCGCCCATTTTAACGATTTCCCTGCCAACTATATCGCTGATTTCCTTCATCACTATCGCTTTGTCTTGTCCGCTCCTATTGATGAACCCATAGATATATCTTTCCTGAGCGTCCGTAATACTTGCTGAAGCACCCCTAATTTCTCGTTTAACGCCAGCAGGAAACGATTTTTTGTCCGGGTCATAGTTTCTAACGTCCTCTTCGCCTTTTTGGGTTTCTAGCGCATTGTGGACAGAAAAGCGTAGCTTCTCGATAGCTGATACATCTGGGCTATCCACGATAGCATCAGTGTCTTCTTCAGTGGCTAATCCACACGCAAGAGACAAGGAATATCTTTTGGAGTAAGTAAGTGCGGCCCCCCATTCCTGAATCGGGAGCATTCTACCTGAATATTCAACGACTGTTTTGAAAGAAGATGTTTCCTGATGTCCCAAACAATGTGTGATAATACATTTTACTTTTACAGATTTTTCCTCGAATTCTGTTTCAAATCTATAAGATAATTTATATTTCTCAAACAAGGGTTGAATTGCTGCGATGATGTCATCATAGGAGGCATAACTGTATCTAACAGTTCCGTCCTTATTCCTGACTATGTTTGACTTTTTAATAGGCTTTAGTTCTGACTGAAACGCTGAGAACGCTTTGTAAAATTCTTCTTTTGCCATTTCCTCTTTCATCTGTCTTCTCAATTCAGCAAGCCTTTCTAGGGTTCCGACATCAGCCTTTTCAACCGCGACTTGAGCCATGGCCATAATCAGGTCTTTTGAGCTTTCTGCTTTTACTAATTCTTTAGTGTCTTCTTTCATTTTTCATCCTCCTTTTCCTTTAATAAAGATTTTACTTCTTTTATGAGACTGTTCACTGCATCAATGGGGTCTGACCCCTGCTTCAAACGTCCACCTATAGACCAACACAGCCCCTTCATTAATTCTTCCCCATAATCAACAAAGGCCTCCCAAGCATATATTTCACTTTTGCCCGAATATGTATTAGAATGTCTTACCCTATGTGAGTGGAGACTAACATGTTTGCCAGGGAAAGCATTTTTTAACTTTTGCCAGGCGCTTTTTTCTCTATCTTTTTTGGTTTGCCGTTTCATTTTTCATTCCTCCATTTCCTCTAAAGATTTTACTTCTTTTATGAGATTGTTCACCGCGCCAATGGGGGTTGATGCCTTATCTCCCCATGCCCT